CGCTCTCCTTCGCCTTCTTGACCGCAAAGCCAAGCTGGAAGCCATAGGACATGCCGGCAACCTCGGCGCTCAGCTCGCAAGAGAACTGCACAGCGCCGGACCAGCGATTACGGATTTCGAAGTTCATCTCTCTCCCCTTACATCCCCCGGCTGCGGGCCGAGGGGTTGGTTAGCGGTTGCGCGCTTGCAGCACGATGGCTGCGGCGCGGGTGAGGTTGTCGGCGTGCTCCATGGCCTGCTCGGGCGTCATGAGCGTGTCGGAGGCATAGACGCCATCGACTTGCTTGCCCACGGTCACGCCTTCGAGGGAGGCGCGCGTTTCCACGGCCATGCCATCGGCAAGGAGGAGCGGGCGGGAGGTCCAGAGGGTGGTCACGCGGCGGCCTGCGATCTGACCCACGCCAGCGCGGCGCGCTTGGTCTTGAAGATCAGCCCGCGCTTCTCGCCGAGCTTGAGGACGCCCCAGGAGCTGGAGCATTCGACCTTGCCGATTTCGTAGCCGTTGATGACCTGCATGTCCGTTCTCCCTCTCTGCCGGCCTGGTGGCTGGCGACGGGGGAATTAAACCACAGGTTCAGAGCAGAGTGCAACCACAAGTTGCGAAAAAGTGAGTACTTCGGAGTTCAGTAATTTCCTAGGCGCGAAAAAAAGCCCGCCGAAGCGGGCCGAAGCGCGACTCGATGAGGCTTAGTCAGCCGCCATCATCCTGGCTGTCGCTGCTCTCGTCATCGCCGTAGCTGGACTGGTAGCCATAGGACGGCTGGGCTTGCGGCTGCGTATAGGGCTGCGCGTAGCTGCCCCCGGAGTAAGTGCTTGGCTGAGGCGTCGCGTAGGGATCGCGCGTGCCAGGCTGGCCGGTGTACGGATTGACGTTGCCGCGAGTGGAGTAGTTGTCCAGCTTCGTGCTGTTCGGCGCTGAGCGATAGTGCGGGGCTACATACGTCCCATCCCTTTTGACGTAGCCGCGAACGGCAACCTGCGCGCTTGCCGCCATCGGCACCAGCGCAGCAAGAGCCAACCCAAGCATCAGTGACATCTTCATGACGTTCCCCTATCTGTTGCAGTCGCCGGCTGCGGTTGTACTGGCGTAAAACTCCTACACCCCGGTCATTCCGTGCTTCGCCTTGGGCGCCCAATCCAGTGGTCGCCGGCTGAAGCCTGGCCGCTGCTGCTGGACTTCCGGCGCTGGCGCCGGATCTTTGACGGCCGTGCCTCCCACCAGCTCAAGCCTAGGCCTTGCCTGTGCCGCCCCCCATCGTTCCCGCAACATCGCGCGGACCATTAGATAAACCGCTTCTTCCAGCATCGCTTCCCGTCCCCTGTTCCAGCCGTCTAACCAGCCACACGACATCTGCTGTCGTGATGCCTGTCTCGCCCACCTTGTCGTATAGCTCCGCGCCCAACTCCACGGCCTCCCTGATGGTCAGCCTGACGCCGAGTTCATCAGCGGTGTCCTGCATGGCCCGTGCCACGCCACGAATGATCTTTGGGTCCTGTCGCACAGACCGCGAATGGCTTAGTGGTGCGCTTTCCCTGATGGGCTGGATTCCTAGCAATTCATCAGCTGAGCAGCCAAGGAACTGGCACAGCTTTTTGATGTGCTCGCGGGCGATGGTCCCTTGCTTGATCCACTTCTGAACCGCTTGCTCGGACACGCCCATGTACTCGGCTAGCAGCTTCTTCTGCTTGCCGGATCGGGTGAGTAGGGCGTCGAGCGCCGCCCCTACGTCGAAATCGTCTTGATTAACCATAAGTTGAAAGTGTGAGGCTCGGCCCGCAGGGCGCGAAGCAACTACAGGTTTGCATTCCGCCACAACCTGTGGTTCAATCGCGCTATGAGCTACAAAACCGTGATTGCCCACTTCGGCACGCCCTCCGCGCTCGCCGCCGCCCTCGCCCCTTACGGGGAAAAGATCACGCCGCAGGCTATCTACAAGTGGCGTGATGCCGGCGTGCCGAGGGATCGAGCACCCCTGATCGAGGACGCCTCTGGCGGCCGACTCCGCGCCGAGGACATCTGCCCCAGCGTCGAGTGGGAGCGCGACAAGGGCGGCAACCTCACGGGCTACCGCGTCCCTGTTGTGCGGTTGAAGCGAGCTTCCTGATTCCACGGGCTGGTTCCTTGTGAGCCGGCCTTTTTTGTACCCAATCACAAACGCGAACTGGTGCGAGCCCATGCGAACTGACACGAATCAACGCGAGCTGCCGTTAGATGCGCCGCTGGATGTGCTGCTGGCGTGCAAGTCCGAGGAACAGGCGGTTCGGACGTGCCTTGAACTGGCACTCCATCGCCTTGGCCGCGACCAGCAGACGGTGGCCCTCATTTGCGGCTGGAAGTCCGATAGCTGCCTGAGTGAGATCGCTAACCCGCGCCATCCCCGAAAGATGCCCAAGGCCAAGCGGGAACGGTTCGCGCTGGCGACGGGCTGCAACCTGCTTTCGCAGTTCCTCGACTACCAAGAGGCGAGGGCGAAGGCCGTCGAAACGCCAACGGAGCGCCAGCGAGCCGCTATCGCTGCCCATGCCTGCATGGCTGCCTGGGGGATCGCCGCATGAGCCTCCTTTCCTTCATCCGCAAACCCCGCGCCCGCACCTCCCCGCACGCTAACCGTATGTCCGTGCCCGTGAGCGTGACGACTCCGAAAGCTCAAGCCTGCGTGATCGACAACGAGCCGGCGCCGCTTGAGTTCACCCGCGACCCGAAGCTGGCCGCTCAGATCCGCAACAACCTGCCCAACCGGCCCGTGAGCCACGAGCTGCGCGCCTGTCGCATGGCGGCTGTGTTGGACAAGCAGGCCGCGTTCCTGGCCGACGCAAGCGGCAAGGTCGAGCCGCCCGAGCGCTGGGAGGTGATCGACGCCTGCCTCTTTGCTGCGGAGTTCATGCGGGACGGGATTGTTGTTGGGAGCGTTGGTTAAGTGAGCACCGCCGTAATGGCTCTGTGCTGGCCGCTGCAAATGCCCCCCACGCAGAAGGCCGTGCTTATTTCGCTGGCGGATAACGCCAACGATCAGGGTTATTGCTGGCCGTCATTAATGACCATTAGCGAAAGGACTTGCTTTTCAAAGCGCGCCGTTATTGACGCAATTGCCTGGCTTGAAAAGCAGGGGGCGATTATCGCTGACCGCACGAATGGCCGGCACACGACCTACCAGTTGAAACCTGTTGAGTATGTCCAACCGGTGCAGCTCCCGCACCGGTGCAGCTCTAGCACCGGTGCACCTGCCGCATCAACCGGTGCAGCTCCCGCACCGGTACCGGTGCATCTCCCGCACCAACCGGTGCAGCAGGTGCACCCTAACCGTAAAGAACCGTCATTGAACCGTAAGAGCAACCGTCAGTTAGACGTGACGCTGCCCGACTGGCTCCCGGAGGCGATCTGGACGGACTGGGTTGAGCACCGGGCCTCCATTAAGCGCCCGCTTTCTCAGCGCGCCGCCGAATTAACGATTAACAAGCTCGTCAAGCTTCGCCTCGCCGGTAATGACCCGGTATTCCTAATCGAAACCGCCATCGAAAGCGGATGGCAGGGCATTTACGTCCCGCGTTCGGAGAAACCTAATGCAAACCATCAGTCAAACCGCAAGCTCAGCGCTGTCGAGCAAGTCGAGCAGGCCATCCGCGAGCAATTCGCAAACGACCCTGACGACGACTTCGGCCGCCCCTTTGCCCAAATCGGCCACGGCGGAACTGTGGATGCGGATGGCTAGCCGTTACGGCAACGCCTGGGTTAGCAACTTCGGCGCCCAGCCGAACGGCATCGCGGCGGCTGAGTGGCGCGGGACGCTGGCCGGGATCACGCCGGAGCAGTTGCGCGAAGGGTTCGAGGCTGACGTTCTGCGCGCCGATAACTGGCCGCCTAGCTCCGCGAAGTTCAAGGCGATGTGCCTCGGCATTCCGTCGATTGCCAGCGTTCGGGCCGAGGTTGTCGATTACCTGGCCTATCGCGGGCCGTTCGACGGTGGAAACGCTCGCCCGATCATTTCCCGGTTCGCCCGTGGCGTGCTGTCGCGGCTTGATACCTACGCCTACCGCAATGCCTCCGGGAAGGTAGCCGACCGGATCTTCGAGGAAGCATTCCAGCGCACCCGTGAGTTCGTCATGGAGGGCGGCACGCTTCCGGTTAACCCGGTCGCCCTGATCGAGAAGACGGAGCCGGAACACAAGCCCGCATCGCCTGAAGTCGTGGCCGAACACTTGGCGAAGGTTGCCGAGATGCTCCATGTGCAGCCGGAAGGGGAGGGCGAGGTATGACCTCCCACAACTACTACGGCCCCGAGTTCTGGATTCGGTTCGGCGAGTGGTGCCGCAACTGCCGCCTGCCGCTGACTGCGGCCCTCATTCGGGGCCACTTCGACGTATCCAACGCCACGGCTTACCGCTGGCTGCGCGCCTGGAAAGACGCAACGGGGCAGGTATGACCGCCTCCCGCTGCCTCTATCACGCCACGCGCATTGCAAACCTGCCGACGAACCAATGGGCGGCAGAGGTCAAGAAGCTCCCCGAGCAATGCGGCAACGACGACTGCACGCACGGCAACTGCCAGAAGGTTTGCCAGGACTGGCTGCGGGTGCAGTTCATGCGACTCCGATTCATCCACCGCGAGAAGCAGATTGACAACGCGGCACAGAAGCGAGGGAACAGGCGATGAGTGCCCGAACCATCTTTCTCACCACCGACAATGCCCGCGAGCGTTTCGCCGCCGCATGGCGCTTGGCCTGCGAAATCCTGCAATTCGGCAAGCCGGTACGGGTGCAGATCGACGAGAAGCAGCCGACGCGCACGCTTGAGCAGAACGCCAAGATGTGGGCCGTGCTGTCCGACATTGCGCGTCAGGTGCAGTGGCCGGTAGACGGCAAGCTGCAATACCTGGAAGCCGAGGATTGGAAGCACATCATTTCCGGGGGCCTCAAACGGCACCAGCGGGTCGCGCAAGGTCTGGACGGCGGGTTCGTGATCCTCGGCCAGCGCACCAGCCGCATGAGCATCGCGGAGATGGTTGAGCTTATCGAGCTAGCCCATGCGTTCGGCGCTGAGTATGGCGTTGTGTGGGGCGATGAGCGGAGGGCCGCATGAACGCCACTGAGCGACCCTGGTTCCAAGCCGTCGCAGAGCTTGAAACCTGCGTCCTGTGCAATCGCCATGGAGTCCAGGTATCGCACTCCAACATGCACCGAGGCATGGGCCAGAAGTCCGCCCCGTGGCTCACGGCTGCGCTGTGCCCTGACTGTCATTCGTCCATCGACAACGGCAAAGACCTTTCCCAAATCGAGCGCCGCGAGCTGCATGCCCGCGCGGTGAACCTTACCCACGACCGGCTCATCAAGGCCGGCAAGCTGAGGCTAGTCAAGTAATGCGCATCCATATCACTACCACCGCCACTGAGCAGGCTGCACGCGAAATCATGCGGCACATGGAATCCCACGGCGGCGAGTGGATCGTCAATGCCGTGGAGGATGAGGGTTACGTCATAGCCAAGGTCGGGACGCTGGAAGGGAAGCGCCTGAGCCGTTCGTTCTCGCCGTCGCTGTGTGGCCCGTTCAGCTTCAATACGACGCTTGACGAGCTAGAAGGACGTCTCCGCATCGCCCGCCGTATCTCGCTGGGCGTGAAGTCGGACAGTGCGCGGCGCGACACGCCAAAGCCTGCCCATGATGACGGATGGGAAAGCCCGACGCACGCGACTCTCAAGCTGCTGAAGCAGCGCAACATCACCGTCGCTGAGTTAAGGAAGGAATTGAAGTTGAGCCGCAGCGGTGCCCACAGCGTCATGGCTCGACTTGTCGCGAGTAACAGGGCGCGGGTTGTGATGCGCCTCCCCGCTTCCAGCGGTGGGAATTTCAACGTGTACGGGGCGGTTTCCTAATGGCCGGCCGCTCTCCGACACAGAACAGCCTAGCGGCGCTTCGGGCTCAAGGCTATTCCTGCTGGGTGGTCGAGTATTTCAACAGCTTCACGCAAAAGCGCGTGGATCTGTTCGGATGCATCGACATTCTGGCGATCCGCGATGGCGAAACCCTAGCCGTGCAAACCACAAGTGATAGCGGGGTGTCGGCCCGCAAGAAGAAGATGACCGAAAACGAGTACATCCCGGTCATGCGCGCGGCCGGCTGGACGATTCATATCCATGGGTGGCGCAAGAAGCCCAAGGTGAAGGGCGGGAAGGCGCTTGTCTGGAAGCAACGCATCGTTGACATGAGCTGAGGGGCGTCTATGTCTACCGAATCCCGCATCACCGAAGCGCTGGAGGCGATGAAGGCGGAGGGGGTGCCGATGGATCATCTAGGCGAAATGGAGGCGCGGCTAATGAATCTCCTGTTCCGCGCCCGGCGGATCAATAAGGCGTCTAGCGTGCTTCCTCTGCTGGGAATTACGGAAGCTGCCGACTACTTGAAGTGCCACCGCTCCACCGTCTACCGACTTGCCAAAAAGTCACGCGAGAAAGTCGCATAACACCAACCCGGCGCGACAGGTCCGGCCGAATATGAGCTAACTCCCAAAAGGGTTGGCAAATGACCGGCCTCCACTACCCCGACAACCTGTACGCCGACCACGAGGAACGGAAGGCGCGGCGTTCGCAGCAGCCGACGGGCGCGTATCGGTCTACTGAACCAGAAATGCCGGAGTCCGAGCGCAAGCTGCGAACGGCACTGGCGTATGTGTGCCATGCGCGGGATCTGATCCGCGATGTGCTGGGCGACAACGATCCCAAGGCACAGCGTGACGCGAAGATCGCCTATGACATGGCGAGCGATAGTCCCGTTCCCGAGCGCATCCCTAAGTGGGACCCAAAATGGGCAGAGTCATGCCCACAACGGGCACACCCGATGAACGCCGAAGTAATCCGTGACCACGATGAGCGGTTGGCGGGTGGGGAGGATCGGCTGTGAGTCGCGAGTACAGCCATGCCAGCGTAGGCGACTTCGCCTTTTGGGCTTTCATCGTTCTCAAGCTCGCCGGGGTTCTTACCTGCTCCTGGTGGTGGCTGCTGCTGATTGTGGTGTTGGCATGAAGATACTCATGCTCGACATCGAGACAGCACCACACAAGGTCTATGCCTGGGGCTTGTTCGACCAGCGCATTGCCACGAATCAGATCGTGGAGCCGGGTTACACCCTCTGCTACGCGGCCAAATGGTTCGGCGAGCGCGAAATGCTGTTTGACTCGGTGCAGAAGTCGAAGCCGGACAAAATGCTGCGCGGCGTCCACAAGTTGCTGGATGAGGCCGACGCGGTATGTCACTACAACGGGCTGTCCTTCGACATTCCTGTGTTGACCGGCGAGTTCATGTTCGCGCACATGAAGCCGCCTGCACCGTTCCGGCAGATCGACCTACTGCGGACGATGCGTAAGGCGAAGATCGCCAGCCGAAAGCTTGATTACGTCGCCCAGCGCATGGGTCTAGGCCGCAAGACCGAGCACAAGGGCATGCCGCTATGGACCGCCTGCATGAACGGCGACCCTGCTGCGTGGAAGCTGATGGAAAAGTACAACCGGCAGGACGTGAAGCTGCTGGAGGACCTCTATACGCACATCCTGCCGTGGATTCCGAACCACCCCAACCGCAACAACTACGGCGAACACCACGTCTGCCCGAAGTGCGGTGGGGAGAAGCACCAGCGCCGTGGCTACGCGGTCACGACCACGAGGCGATACGCGCGCATGCAATGCCGCGATTGCGGAACGTGGTTCCGTTCGACGTATTGCGAGCCGGGCAGGGCGCAGTTCGTGGAGGCGGCTGCATGAAAGAGAAGCGCGTATTCCTTGAGTCACTAAAACATAGTGACTCCTTCATTCGTGTCTCTATCGAGGATGACACGGGCTCCTTGGACCTTAAGCTGACTGATTGTGACCGTCGCATTTGGTGGTACTTCGGCAAGCCGGGCGACAAGCGCGCAATCCGAAAGATCAAAGTGGTGAAGGCGATCATTGACGAGGTGCACGACTACCTGACCAAGGGGAAGGCATGACCACCGCCACCATCCCCCAGGCCGTAGGCGATTGGAATACCAAGGGCTTCGACGTCGACACGCTGTTGGTGTTGCCGATCCACCGGCAACTGATAGACGCTGACCGGCTGGCCCGCTTCGACTTCAACAACGGATTCCCGAATTGGGAGCTGTTCCGCACGGTGTACTGTGGAGACAACATCTACCTGCCGAAGCTCAAACAGTGGGTGCATGAGTTCGCCATCGCGCACTGTCTAGAGGGCGGCATCAAGCGCCAGGTCTATACGCCCACGCTGGCCGGCGTGGCAGGGCTGGATGCCCTGTACCTGCTGATCTACATGGAGCCGCTATTGCCGCATACGGTGGCCGCTAAAGACCTCGGCGTGAAGCCGGAAACCTATAAGCGGCTGCGAGATGCGATCCGGGACAGATTGAGCGTGAGTGTTAACACGTACCTGCTGCACCTTGGGGCCGCGTATCGGCAAGTTTTAATTTCTGAACGGAAATGGAAATAAGCGTTACTGGATGTAAGTTTGAACCTTGGGCGAAAAGTGGCAAGTCCACCGCCCATGCCCTCAATCGACCGGGGGCACCTGTTTTGGGGACTGCACGTAATCACGACTGCGACCAGCTATCGCAGTGACCTCCGGAGCCCGGTTACCTGGCGTAAGGTCGAAACCGGACGTGCAGAAGGGCTAGGCCAGCCCGTTTCCCCAAGCTTTTCGCGTACAGCGCCACCATGTTCAGCCCGCAAGGGGTCAGGCGGAGTGCCGAGGCGCAACAAGAGTCGGTGCGGGCTGAGCCTCCCGAAAGAGCGCCAATACAAGCATCTACACGCACGCCGGATAATCGTAACCGGCTTCTATTCCATGAGCCCCGCCATGCTCCTAGCCCGCCTAATCTGGCTGCTGGTGATGCTGGCGTGCCTCTACTGTCCGTTTACGGGTGAGCCTGATGAGTGACAAGACTGGTTTTTGCAGGGGCACCACGGACTGCATCGACCGCGATGGAATCATCCACGACGGCAGCGAGACCAAGGGCGGCTAACCGTGTCTGACGACGATCTGCCCGAAGTCCAGTGCCAAGTAGACACGGACAGCGACGACACACTAGCCGACTGGCACGAGTACTCAGGCGCGGGCAGCACGCTAAGCGGTCATATCGTCTTTCCCTTCGGCATCGAGGCATTTGCAAACGAAGTGGGCGCCATCGCCATTCGCATTCCTGACAAGGGCGGCGAAATCGAGATCCTGACAGAGTTGGGCAAGCCTCGGCGCCAGGTAGACAAGGCCACGGGCGACGGCAAGGTCGCAACCATCAAGCCGGCCCCGCGCCGCACTGACTGACGCGAGGCAACATGAATTCGTCCGACCTGATCGCGCTGGCTGCGGTGGCCATCCCCACCGTGGGCGGCATCATCGCTTGGCTGTGGCGTCATTCGACCCGGCTGACTGGCGCGGAGATCCGCATCGAGGGGCTGACGGCCAATGCCGAGGCTGATCGCCGTCGCAGCGATGCGGTGTACCAGGACATCCGGGCCACGCTGGTGCGGATCGAGGAAAAGCTTGATCGGAAAGCGGATAGGCCGTGAGCCCTAGCGAAGCCTGTATTGCACTGGTCAAGGCCTCCGAAGGCTGCCAGCTAAACGCCTACCGCTGCCCGGCTGATGTGTGGACGATTGGCTACGGCCATACCAAAGGCGTGCGCCAGGGCCAGACGATCACGCAGGACGAGGCTGACGCGCTGCTGCATGAGGATCTGGATGACGCCGCAGCCCAAGTGCGCGGCATGGTCACTGTTCCGTTGACGCAGGGCCAGTTCGACGCCTTGTGCGACTTCGTATTCAACCTGGGTGCTGGACGGCTGCGCGATTCCACGCTGCTGCGGCTGCTCAATCAGCGCCGATACGACGAAGCGGCGGCGCAGTTCAAGTTCTGGGTGATGTCCGGCGGCAAAGCGCTGCCCGGGCTGGTCACACGCCGCGCTGCTGAGCGCGCATTGTTCGAGGCAACCCCATGAGCATTACTGGTATCGGCGAAATCGCCAACGCGGTCGGCGGCATCGTCAACAAGTTCCTGCCCGACAAGTCGCAGGAAGAAAAGGACGCGCTGACCCGCGAGCTGGCACAGCTTCAGTTCGATCAGGCTGTCATCCAGTCGCAGACGGACACCAATAAGGCTGAGGCGGGCAATGCGTCCGTGTTCGTGGCCGGCTGGCGTCCGTTCGTGGGCTGGGTGTGTGGCGCGGCGTTCGCCTGGACGTTCGTCGCCGGCCCGATGGTGAGCTATGCCGCCAAGCTGCTGGGTGCGCACGTAGACCTGCCTGCGCTGGATCTGTCCCAGCTCTCCCCCGTGCTGATGGGCATGCTGGGCCTGGGCGCCATGCGGACGGTCGAGAAGGTCAACGGGATTAAGGCTGGGCACTGAGCATGAGCGGCAAAGGCTCCGCGCCGCGCCCCTTTGCCGTCGACGCGCAGACCTTTGCCAGCAATTGGGACCGCATTTTCGGCAAGGCCAAAGAGTTCAAGGTGACGGTGCCTGACCCGCTGCCTACCCAAGAAGAATCCGAGCCTAGCGACGCCGCAGGCAACCAACCGTAGAACCCAAGGATTACCCATGAGCAACCTCATCGCCCGCGCTGAGGCGGCTATCGCTGCCTGGAAGTCTGGCGCCATCACTCATTCGCTGCATGTCGAGCTGGCTGATCTGGTGCAGGCGTTCCACGCCGCACACACCGCCGAGCCGCAGGACACCGCACCCGTAACCGTGTCGCTTCCTCCCAAGGAATCCGATCCCGCGTAACCGACCACTCGTCGGACATCTACCCGCTAGGGCGATGACATGACAGACCGAAAAGAACGGACCAATTCGGGGCGCTTTGCCAAGGGCAACCCCGGCAAGCCAAAGGGTGCGCAGTCGCATCTGACCAAGACGGCCAAGGAGGCGTTCCAGTTCGCCTTCGACAAGATCGGCGGGGCTGAGAACCTCGCCATCTGGGCGACTGAGAACACCACGGAGTTCTACAAGCTGTTTGCCCGCCTAATCCCCGTTGAGCAGCAGATCAGCGGCAAGGATGGCAAGGAGCTCAACTTCACCCTGTTCGTGCCGTCCAAGGCATGAACGAGTGGCGGCCGAGCGAAAAACAGACGGAGTTCTTGGCTGCCCCTGAAGATGAGGTTCTGTACGGTGGTGCAGCAGGTGGTGGCAAGTCCGCTGCCATGCTGGTGGATGCGCTAGGGCTGCAGCAGAACGCACCCAACATCCCGAGCTATCGGGCGCTGATCATCCGCCAGACGATGCCGCAGTTGCGCGAGCTGATCGACCGCTCCCGCGTGCTGTATCCCAGGGTGATTCCGGGTGCCGAGTTCTTCGAGCAGCCCAAGGAGTGGCGGTTCCCGTCCGGGGCAAAGGTGATCTTCGGGAGCTGCGAGCGGGACGCCGACGTCCTGCAGTACCAGGGCCAGGAATACCAGTGGATCGGCGTTGACGAGCTGGGCCAGTACCGCACGCCGTATGTGTGGAACTACCTGAGTTCGCGCCTGCGCACGTCGCACCCGGATCTGAAGTGCTACATGCGGGCGACCTGCAACCCGGGTCCGAAGTGGATACGCGAGCGCTGGGGTTTCTCGCCAGCCGGTGAGCCATCCCGCCAGGTGCTTGAGGTCAAGCTCGAAAGCGGTGCGGTGGTGAGCAAGACGCTGCGGTTCATTCCGGCACGTCTGCACGACAACCCGCACTTGGGCGTTGATTACGAGGCCAACCTGCAGCGTTTGCCCGAGGCCGAGCGGGCAGCACTGATGCAAGGCCGGTGGGACGTGATCGACGTTCCTGGCGC